CGCAGATGGAGATAACTTCATTGTACTAGGATCAGGTATGGATGGAGAAGCAAGTGATTATTTTCTCATCTCCCACTCCTCTGGCTCCGTATTCCAGATTGATGCGAATGGTACTATCTTTGTTAAAGCATTTGCTGACAAGTATAACACAACTCAGGGTATTGAGTCAACCTATGTGAGAGGTTCTTCTCATAGTACAATCGATGAAGACTATACATTAAAGATTGGCAAGAGCGGCAAGATACAAGTCAATGGCCGATTAGATATCGAATGTACAGACTTTAATGTACGGGCTGCAAGAAACATTAATCTAGATGCTGGTGTAAAAGTAAACGTATCTGGTGGGGGTGTCGGGGTATTTGCGACTGCTGATGATATCAATCTAGTTGCGAACACAAACATTAAAGGTCTTGCTACACTTGGTGGTATGTATTGGAAGTGTCTCATGCCAGGTAATCCAGCTGGAGATGGTGGTGACTTCCATGTTGACTCATATAAGACGAATATGTACAGTATTGCGTACACGAAGATACACAGCACAGGTACTCCAGCGATATCAGCACAGCTTCTACCGTTTCCTGATGTAGGTATGAATGGTATTGATATTAGTAGTTCGACAGGCTTGAAGCTTCAATCAAACACAGCAATGAATCTAACGTGTCTCACGAATATGGGTATATCTTCAGTGGGTACATTAGGACTATCAGCAGGTGCAGCCATGAATCTATATGCTATAGGTACATTAGGTATAGGTGCTACACTTGCTGTATCACTTGACTCAGTAGTACCCGCAGCCTCTGTTCTGATTGGTAGTGGCACAGCAGCCGCTACGGCCACATCAACAGCTGGCAGTCTTGCAACATCTCTTGCTACGTTTGTAGCACCAGGTCATGTAGCTAGTTCAAATGTGCCAAACATAAGTGTAACAGAACTTGCGAAAGTTGTCAAGCCTCAGGAGATCAAGAACGCCCCCGCCCCAGAAATACCTGCTAAGACGAAGAGATGGTGGCATGCGATAACGAATATTATGAGATCAGATGATGACGAATAAATATCTAGGTGAATCTTTCATTATAACACATATAAACCTGCTTGTCAACAAAAAGGTAACATAAATGTCGATAGAATGCACAAATACTACACCGATATCAGGGCAAAGTTCTGCTCTGACTGCACCTGTCGGCACTATTGACTTCTCTGCTCTGATTGCACAGCCGGATCCATTGGACCAGGTAGATAGAGCCACAGTTGTCGAGATTACAGACAAGTTAAACGCTTTGCTTGATGTAGAGAACTTATCTGAGTATTCTACACTACAAAATCGTTATGATCAGTTTCCTCTTACCTATACAGAGATTGCTGACTATGTGTTAACCAATAATGTCAATACAGTTGATATACTGACATCAATTAACAAGTATGACGGTGCTATAGGTACTGATCAGGTGATTAATCAGACATTATCTGACTTAGACTTTCACTATGAAACAAATCTAGGTAAAACAATCAATGAAGGGTTATGTGGTGCGTTTGGTAATACCCTAGCAGAACTACTCAGTGCTTTCACACTTCTTGATGCCACTATAGCCAAATTAAATGGTTTAAATCTCAATGACTTAGATCCCAAGAAGGCTGCGATTGCTCTAGCACAGAAGTTGAAGGTTGAGGCGTTAAAAGAATCGTTGATTAAGACCATTAATAAGATTATAGAGAAAGTCGAAGAGAAGGTGCGTAAAGCAATAGATAGTGCAATTGAAGAGATTACTGAGATTGTAGGTAACCCTGGTGAAAAGATATTAGGTATGGTAACAAAGATGAAGCAAGAGATAGAAGACTTCTTCTCTAGTGAAACAGTACAACGAATAAAAGATAATGTAGAAGCATTCATTGCAGAGATGGTAGCCGCATTTGAAAGACCTACATTAATGAATATTCAGTTAATCATGCACAAGATATGTAACTTCACAGAGACTATCATGGCCATACTATTTGGACCTGCTGATGAGATAGCAGAAGTTGCACAAGTTGTCAAGAAAGAAAAGCAAATACTTGACACACAAGATAAGATCGAACAGAAGAAAGCAGAAGATAACGGTGCGATTCGTGTCCAGAAAGAAGTTGCTGAAGAAGTGAAACAAGAAGTCGAAGCGAAGATTAATGAACTAGCACTTGATAATAGTCCAAATAGGTATGTAGAACAAGAGTCATACCAGACTAGTCGTGGTATTAAACAAAGAGATGTAGTCAAGTATCGACAACCAGGTGAGTTGGGTTATATAGATCCAAGTACTGGTCTACTTTCGATACCTACGAATGTAGACTATGTGACATCACCATATATTACTGCTGACGAGACAAAAGCAATTAATGGTATGAGTGAATCTGGCTTAGGACCAGGGCGATTGATTACATGGAGTGATAAAGTCATTGATGGTAATCAATGGCAAGACTTGAGTAATAGTGTACTTGCTAAGTTATTGCGTATATCAAATCAGACTGGTGATAAGTATGTATTACGGCAAGGTAGAGTAGCGACCTCAAGTAGAGGTGATGCGAATACATACGGTAAGATTACAAAGCAGGGTACAGCGGGATATCATCATAAGTTTTCGGGCTTTAGTGTCCAGTTAGATGTGACTGAAGATAATCGTATGAAGACAATCATTGCAGCCTCGAGAGCGGGCTTTACTGGTATTGGTGTAGGAAGAAGATATCTAAAGCTTCATGTAGGTAATAGAGAAGGATATGTAGCAGATCAGAAGGATATTCGCTGGCGTCAAGAAGATAGGTTCTCACCAGGAACTGAACTACTTCAGCTCCAAGCCATGATGACTACACACAGAAAAGATGGTTATAGAAAGAGAATGAAGCAAGATGACGATTTCAATATCCTTGATAAGTCTACACATAAGCAAGAAGAGAACAATGATGGTACATTTAGCTTTGTAGATAATAATAGCATATTCGATATCCCAAGTCAAGTAGAAGAATCATTTAGTCTTCTTCGTCCCGATAACTAGTATAAATACACTATAAAAGGTATCATAAATGGCATTAACACCACGCACACGATCACAAGAGTTCTTCTCTGATTTCACAAGAAATCTAGAGCAGATACCTGGGCGTAAGGATACTTCTCGTGTGATTAATGAGAATGCTGTGAAAGAAAGTATACGCAACCTAATACTCACTGATCGTGGTGAAAGACTCATGCAACCTAATATAGGGTGTGATATACGAGGTAGTCTATTCGAGAATATTGATCAAAGCACGATGTTGATATTAGAACAGAACATTAAGTCTACAATACGAACATATGAACCACGCTGTAATCTACGCTCTGTAGAAGTACAGGCGAATACAGAAACAAATGAACTTAGAGTAAAGATTGTGTTTAGTGTCATAAATACCACTACTACATCTTCACTTACAATCGATTTAAATAGGGTAAGATAAAATGGCAGACTTGTCACCAATCACAAATATGGACTTTAATGAGACTAAGGAAGCACTCAAGACCTTTCTAAAGAATCAAGAGAAGTTTAAAGACTATGACTACGAAGGATCTAACATGAATGTATTGTTAGATGTGCTGTCATATAACACATACTATAATAGCTATTACTATAATATGGCCATCTCAGAGATGTTCCTTGATAGTGCTTCTCAGCGTAACTCTGTGATCTCTCATGCAAAAGAACTCAACTATCTACCTACATCTGCTCGAAGTGCATCATCAAAGGTATCATTTAGAATAGTAGCACCTAATCTGAATAGTAACTACTTCAATATACCTGCGAATACTTCATTGATTGGTCGCTGTGGTAATAAGACATATAACTTCATTACAGATAAAGCAGTAGTTGCTACACGATCAGCAAATAACGATACTGTATATACCGTAGACGGTGTTGATGTATTTGAGGGTCGTATGATTACCGAGACTCTATCATCTGTAGATACAATACTATCAAATGCTACAATCGACACACGAAGCCTTACACTCAAGGTCAATGGTGAGACATATGTGTATAAGTCTGATATCTTTGGTATAGATGCTACAGATAAAGTATTCTACCTACAACCCGAGAATGATGGTAAGTACTCTGTACAGTTTGGTGCTGATAAGTTTGGTGTACAACCTACGATCACTGATTCAATCATTGCATCCTATAGAGTGACTGTAGGACCTACAGCAAACGGAGTGACTTCCTTAACGATAGGAAACTTTGGCGGATCCTCTTCGATCACAATCACGATGACAAGTGCGACAAATGGCGGCTCTTTGGCGGAAGATATTGAGTCGATTCGAACTTTTGCTCCAAAGGCTTTACAGGTTCAAGAAAGAGCAGTCACGAAACGAGACTATGAAACTCTGCTTCGTGCTAGATTTCCTAACATTCAAGCGATTAGCGTATATGGTGGAGATGAGACGACACCCCCACAATTTGGAAAGGTCATCATCTCTGTTGATGTAACAGGTGGTGAAGGTGCGGCTGATTACGAGATTGCAAACTTTCGAGCGTATCTGCGAGATAAGACTCCATTAACAATTGAACCAGTGTTTGTTGTAGCGAAGTTCTTGTATGTGAATCAAGTTGTACAAGTTGTGTACGATCCTAACTTAACAGATAAGAGTGCGGCTCAGATACAGAGCGAAGTGAATGCTGGTATACTTAACTATAACAATCAGAATCTAAATGACTTTAATAAGACATTACGACAATCACGCCTAGCGGCTTATCTAGATGGGCTTGATGCATCGATTGTATCAACTGATATTGTAAGTAAGCCTATCATTGAATATATTCCTGCATTGAACTTTGCGACTAGTCCATCGTTCTCGTTTGAGTCTGGACTCGTACAGCCTTATCCGTTTGATGCTTCACTTGGCTTTGATACATATAAGCCTGCTGTAGAGTCTACTAAGTTTACTGTAGAAGGTACATTAGTATCAGCACAAGACGATGGTAATGGTAACATCATGCTTGTAACCGCAGAGCAAGATGCAAGTGTATCAGTATTTAAATCATCTGTAGGTACTATCAATTATAGCACAGGTGAGGTGAAGTTGTCAAATCTTACAATTGAATCTTTCCAGAACAATGCAATTAAGTTTACTGCAAACACAGTGAATAAAGATATTCGCCCACCAAAGGATCGTATTATTGTAATTCGTGGTGAAGACGTAACCGTAACTGCTCAACCAGTCGAGACATAATACATGGCTTTAGAATTAAGAGATGCTGTATACTCAGGAATAAGTCAACAATTTCCTGCGATCTATCAAGAAGATGGAGATTTTCTTGTATCATTTGTACAGGCGTATTATGAGCATCTTGACGAGAAGAATGATCGTAACATTCCTAAGTTGCGAGATGTTGATACAACATTATCTGCATTTCTAATCTATTATAAGAAGAAGTTTCTTGCTGATCTACCTATTGACACCAAGCTTGATACACGATTCATTATTAAACATATTCAAGATATGTACCGCAGAAAGGGTACACAAGAAAGTCTTGAGTTATTATTCCGTATGTTCTTTGATGAAGACATCGAAGTATTCTATCCAAGCACAGCGATTCTACGCCCGTCTGATTCGATCTGGGGTGGTGATGTATTCCTTGAGGGTAACCCTGTCTATACTGTTGACGAATATCCTATTGAGAAAGGACAAAGAATAAAAGGTGATGTATCTCTTGCTACAGCGTTTGTTGACGAAGTAATCTTTGTAAACTTTTCGGGTGCATTGATTCCTATCGTCTACCTATCAAATCTTGCAGGAACATTTAGTGCAGATGACGGAATACAGATTATCACACAAGCAGATGACGGTACTATAACAGTTAAGAATGTGGGTCGTCTTATCGCAGGATCAATTGATTCGATTAGTGTGAATAC